TTTTTGGTAACTCTGTACCATCAAGGCCTAAAACTTTATTCAATCTAGTTTTAAGCACATCATAAGACTTAAAGTTTCCAGGAGAAACAAACTCTTGTAATGAATATTCTTGGTCGAAAATCTTTTTCAACTTAGCTTCATCACCATCATACAAAGCCTCTGGACTTGCAAATTCAGACTTGTCGTAATTACGATAGCCTTCTACTTTGCGAATCTTGAGTTTGAAGTTAGCACCATCCCAAAAATCAAATGGGTTGATTGCTGTTTCATCTTGAAACTCAGGGTTCATTGCCTCTGAAAGTTTGTCAAAGATTTTCTTACCATACTTGTAAAGAAAGACCTTGCCTTCATTCTCAGGGTTTGATGGATCAGAAACAACCAGAATATTCGATATGTGAGAAAGCTTACGCTTCTGTTTTCTGGCGATCTCTTTATTTGCTTCAACACCAGAATTCCATAGAACTGAATTATACTCACTTACTGGATCTTTTTGATTCAAAGTAGTAAGGGAGTTTTCTATGTACCAACCACCAGGTCCTTGAAAACCATGTGAGAACAACCTTACCCAAGGTAAAGAGTCATCACCATCAAGTGGAGGTGCAGGTAAAAAACGAATAACTGCCATACCATTACCAGATTTATCTACTGATGGTTGCCAGAATCTTGTATCATCTTTTGACCCAGCCTCTGCTGGTTGTGCTGAAGATTGTATCGCTTTATTTAGTTTAGCTAAAGAGTTGCGATCTCTCTTGAGGTTTGCGAAACTACTCATAATGTTCCTTTCGTATTAACGGTATATTAACGGAGTATAAACGACTTATCCACATAATCATAACATAAAATATTTTAGGTGTCAACTAAAATTCGGTTTCTTGCCTTGAAGAAAATGTAACTGGTGATGTGAAATTCACCTCTTCAAATGCAAATGTTCTATGCCCTCTCATAGCAGTATGAAATTCTCCTGCACGATTTGGGTGAAAAGTTCCAACACTTTCTTTCTTGCCTTTACCTGGATAACCACCTTCTTTAGTACCATGTAAATGTGCATCATTAGAATCATGAGCTTTATGTAGTACAGAGTCTTGTCCGTATTTTTCGCCATGCTTCTTGAGAAAGCCTTTTAATGCACCACCATCTTTACCTTTTTTACCAACAACTAGGTAAGAATGTTCATCAACTGGTCTTGCCTGTGGTGTACCATGATTTTCAATATAACGACCCTTTACTCGTATGAAGCCATGACCAGCTTTACGAATATCTTTCTCTAATGATTTATTTCTAGATTTATTTTCAGAAGCAGTAAACTCACCACGGTGGGCAGTAATCATACCAATGTTTCTGCCTTGAGTATGTGAATGTACTCTACTTAAACTAGATTCGTTATATAATGTCTTAAACTTTTTCATGTTCTTTATTTATAATCTCTTTCAAAATCAGCTTATATTGTACATCATTATATTTTAAAAATGGGGCATACTTGTTGATTTTTCGGCAATATTCAGGCCATCTGATTGTATCAGTTATCTTTCGATTCCAAGTTCCAAAGAATTTGAGAATAGAATTTAAAATACATATGGTTTCAATCTCAACCTGCTTTTGTAATGCCTTTTTTAATAGTATTGGGTAGTCACCTGATGTTTTTAATACATCATTCGGATTTTCTGAACCCTCAAATAAATTTAAACAATCATTTTTAAAAGTGTAGGAGAGAGATTGAATAACCTTTTGTCTTTTTAAATATACTGTATTTGATTTTTCCTCTAGTAGTTCACCAACCCATAAATTCTCGTTTTCTAATAAATTAGAAACCATGAATGAAATTAGCTCTTCTCTTTTTATATATCTCCTTGAGATTTTGTAAAAGAACCATTTGTCTTTTCTGTTTTCAAAAGCATTAACAGATATTCTAGACTTACCACCATACTTAAAGAAGTCAAAACTATCTTTTGTGAAATGCAATTTTAAAGAATTGTAAAGAGCAAATGTTTCATATCCGGTCATATTGGTAACTTAGAGTCCTTTGTTTTAAGTAAATTCAAATCACTCGCTTGTAATTCTATCTTAGATTTTAAATTAGCATTTACAAGAGAAGCTGCGACTTCTATTTCTAGTTCAGTTTCTTTACAATATTCTACAATTGCTTCTAGATAAGTGTAGTCTGTATTTGCCACTTTACCTTCTATAGCCACAGCAAATTTTCTCATTTCATCTTTTGTAGCCATTTGTTACGCACCGCCATAATAACCGGATCTGTAATCAGAAGCTGAAAAATAATCCTCATCTTTACTATCACTATCAACTCTAAAAGTAGCTTGAGCAGGTCTATCATATATTGAGTCAGCTGGTCTTTCTTTTGGAAAAGGCCAAGTGGTTTTTAAATTTTCTTCATCAGTTAGCCTAGAGTTATCGAGCTCACGATATTTTTGGTATACTACCTCTTGATCAACGACTTTTTCCCATGTTGTTTTAGTATCAGTAGATGTACCATATTGGCCGTTTAGTTGTCCCTCACCATCAGCATACATGAGTGTTTGTCCATCAAATTCAAAATTTAATTGACCTTTGTCATCATTGTCATCAGCTTCAGCTGGAAATTTTTCTCTCACAATCAATGATCTAAAATCTGTTATGAGATTATCAACCGCTTCTAAATTATTAACATCAGATGAAATTTCAATTAATTTAGAGTTTTCGTCATTTGTAAATTCAAGTCTTAAAGTTGCCACTTTTTTTCTCCTATGCAAAAAATAATGTGTAAAATCCAAGTGCTATAATTACTGCACCTATTCCTTTTAGTATAAAAGCTGTAAACTTTGAAAAAGCCCACAACACGACTACAATCAGCATGACGAATACAACATCAGATGTATCACCTGTACTCATAACTTCTTCTGTTTGTGTTTTTAAATTTTCAACTGTTTCAGTAATAAACGGCATTTCATACCTCACTTTTTCATAATATAATTCATTGTAACTGCTGAATTATGAATTGTCAATACTCTCGGACCAATATTTGTCGATATATTGCCAAAGAGATTGCATATAATCTTTTTTTTCTTTTACAAAAAATTGTGGTTCTTCATCATGAACAGCTATTAAAACCACAAGTTTGTTTACCGGCTTATTGGTTAATTCTGTAAACATTTCAGCGTAAGCGGCACATTGCATAAAATAATTTGTGATCCACTCTTCTTTTTTTGGTTTACTGGACGTTTTAAAATCTATAACAGCTAATTCATCTTGCCAATCGGCTATACAATCTACTCGCCCTGCTAACTTCATTACATTAGAATATAAAGCTTGTTCAGTTGCATAAACATCGCCAATGTTTGTATCCATTATTGGTTTTATACTACTAAACATTTGTTTTACATCAGGCATTAAACTTTGTTCTTTTAACTCTGTAAGTTTATTTAAAAGATAATTTTCACACAAAGAATGTACTCTTGTGCCACGATTAGCAGCCACTCTTGAGATTTTATTTGCCTGTTCAGCGCCAACTCTTTGACGCCATTCTAGTATGGCTTTTTTATTGTATTCTGATAGAACTGTTGTAACAGAAGGATAGGCATCACCACTTGGTGTGATGTAGCGCCTTCCTTGTTCTGTTGTTTGTGTTTTTAAATCAAAATCTAATGATTCTAATTTACATAATTTAAATTTATTCATCTTATCTAAGCTGTTCCTTCACCCCAACAACCAAATTTATAATATTTTCTCCTACCCTCTTCATACCACTCTGTTTGAGTCATCCCTTTGAATTCCCATGGACAACTTTTTCTTCTTAATGCCTCTCTGTTCTTTGCAATGTTTTCTGGACTCCATAAATCTTCTGTTATACCTAATTCTTGATTAATTTTTTTAGGTTTATTGTGAATTTTCTCGTTTCTCATTTCTATTTGCATTGAACGTCTATACATAAACATTTCCTTTAGTAAAGTTATCATCATGTATAATTTCTCCACAAAATTAAGTGTTTTTCCATTTGTTCACATGGCGCTTTATAACTTCTCTAGATTTAATCTCTTTAATTGACTTTCGGCCATATCTTTGACCTACTGTGCTCTCTGGGTGAGCTTCAGCCACTTTAGATAAAACGTCTTTAAAACCATCGGGAACTTTAGAGTGCATATTACCGGTCATTGATGTAATTGCAAATGGAGCCGGCACTTGTTTAATATGGGGATTTTTTTCGAGCAGGGATTCTCGGCGTGAATTAGATAAAAAATCTTCAAAAAACTCACCTGTATCATTGTTAAGAAATAGGAATGTTGGCATTATATTTATTTAGTCCTTCAGTATACCAAGATGGTGTTTCTCTTTTAGTCCACTTGGCGAAATAATTTTTCTTTTCTATGTAATACTTATGATATGACCCTAGAGAATCACCGGCAATTTTACATTCTTCTGGCATCGCTGGTGTAGGCGGTGTAAATTTACCATTTGGTATATTCTTTGGTGCCTGTATTAAATTCATCAATAATCTCATACAGGAATGTATCTTACCATATCTATATGTATATTCTCTATTTAAGTGAAACCACATTGTCCAGAGCCATATGTAATTTTCTTTTGACTTTCGCAACCAGATATTTGATGGGTGATTTTCATGAACAGCCAACATTAATTTTTGATCTCTTTCATCAGGTAATTTAAACCTTCTTAACTTGCGACCATTTTTAGCCTTATCGAAAAACAACTCACCATCTAAAACACGGTGAGTTGTCGATAAGAGTTGAGCATATTCTATTATCATTTTGACAACGTGTTTATCACAATGTAATTTAGCACATTGTTGTGGGTCTTTATGTAAATAAAATATGTTCATATGTTACCCCAAAAGGTGAATTGAAAATAAAGTACCTATACCAATCCATGAAACTAGAGCTGTGCAAAAACTGGTGTAAAGACCTAATAGTAATGCACCTGCCCATGTTACAAATTTAGGAAAAGATATAGACTTAGATTTGTTTTGAATCTCATTCATGTAACATCTCCATTATTAATGTTTTCAACTGACTCTTCAAGCTCTTTGAACTTTTCAGTAGCCTCTAACTTAGACTTGAGTTTTGAATTTCTTTTGATTTGTTCAAGTATAAGTTTATTCGACAAACTAGATGAATACTTGAGTTTTACAAAAGCACGATAACCAGCTTTTTCATGTACAACCTTAAAATTAGAACGCTGAACACCAACAAGATTAACTCTTGATACGACCAACTTTGTGGTTCTGTTTATGTCATTGGCTGTTGAAACATCTACATCGCCTAACTCTGATGTAAAATCTTTAAACATTGCCTCAACATGAGATGAAAAATTTGATGCTAACTCACGTTTAGCTGACAACATAGCTTTATCAACAGCAAACTGAAAGTCATTTGAAAATTCAGTAGCTACAGCGTGAAGGTTCTCATTATCAACCTCAAGTTTATCATACCAATCTGGATATTTTACTTGATCGCCTTGGTCACCACCACCAAACTCTGGTGCTTTATACTCAAAGCCTGTGTCATACTTCACACTACTACAAGCAGATAAGGCTAACACAATCGGAATAATTAATAATTTCTTATTCATTTATCGTCCTTTCCAATACTCTTAACATATTTACCAGCTCTTTTTAAATCATCGCCAGCACCATCAACTGCACCGCCAATCGTACCACAACCGACTAAAAAGAACGACAAAAACAACAACATAATATATCTCATAATTACCTCACAATTTGAGTTGAATGATAAACAACACGCCTTTGTAATACAGGTACATTTTCAACAAATTTTTGTATCTCATTATGAGTATATGCCTGTTTTACTGGAATGTCAACCTCTAAAAACAAAAACATCAATCTTTCTTTAGATAAATCTTTACCATCTGGTAATTTTGCGATTATCTTTTTACCATTATTAGGTATCTTAAATTGACTACCTACTTTATTTACAGTAGTTTCATAAAACTTTGTGTAAACGGTGTCAGATTGATGAAAAACAATAAGTTTACCTTTTTTATTTGCAACACCTACAAATTGAATATTCTCATTGTTTTTAAATTGAAAAGACTCATTTTGTATATAAAAGACCGTTTGATTTCTTACCTCATCAACCTCAGCTTGAATTGTAACAATACAAGATGATTGGCCTTGTTCTATGATCTTTTCAATTTTTCTTGAAATTATTTTTCGTATAGCACCAGTCAAAGTGTTAGCAAATTCTCTTGATGTTTCACAATCTTCATTACGGCAAGTTTGTATTTCCATCAACTCTACTATTTCACCAACTTTCTTTAAAATGGCGGCTTCTTTTGCTCTTTCTTCAGCCAAAGAACAAGCTAAATTCTCTGAAGTTTCTGGCCCAAAATGATAGGTGCCCTGACCTTCAATAGAATTATCAGACTTTGCCATTGGATAATCAAGAGCAAAAGCACTTGTAGCTATAGACATAGCAAGAGCAAGAGAGGCTAATTTCATTATATCACCCTCTCTTCTACTTTTTCTGTTGTTTCAACATCTTTTAAAGCATCAGATAGTTGAGCATTTAAATCAGTTAATTTTTTCACTTTTTTAGGGCGAAACTTTTTTAAAGTCTTTACTGGTATGTCAATGAAAGTTTGACTAGCGTCCATAATACCCATTACTTTGAGTCTGTCTGCTACCTCATTCACATTGCATAATTCGTAAGCAACGACCTTTCGTTTTGTTTCTGGTGTGTCGCCACGAATACTTCGCACAACACCATTCACATTTGTTTTGATATGCCAAATGTATGTCGACAATCTATACATATGGATTTGATCAGCCATAGTAGCTACTATTTCATCTACTGTAACTTTAGCTCTACCTTTTTCGTCTTTGTTATTGAAAAACAAAATCAGTAGTTTTTGATATGGTTTGTATTTAATCTTTGCCATCTATATTTCCTCATAGTTATAATGTACTCTTTTATAATGCAGGTTAAATACCCAAATGTCAAGCATTATCTTCTCATGTTTGCCTGATCTTGAGCTTCTTCATCAGTAAAAATAGGCACAGCGTTGCTTTTATGCAACGTACCAATGCCTTTCATATTATCACCAGTATAAAATTGATTATCTTTTTTAAATGCCACGGCATCTCCAGAATTTAGAGATGGTGGTCTATAAGTTTGCCTAGGAGGGCAAACAGGTCTAATTTCAACGGGTGATTTTTGACCCGTTAATTTAACTTTTTTTGTCTTGTTCTTTAGCAACATTTTTCTAGTCTTTTTAGACCATCTGACACCCGTATTAATCGTACCCATAATATCTTTCAAATTGGTTGCGGTGACAGGATTTGCACCTGCGATCTTCTGGATATGAGCCAGATGAGATGACTACTTCTCTACACCGCTAATTCATAATAAAAAATAAAAAAAGTTTCGTAGTTAGGTATTGTCTTGGCTTCCTGTGAAGGAGATTTTTCGTCCTCCGCCGACAACTTTTTATCTCAAACAGTTGTTACTAACACTATCTTGATAAGCTGGACAAAGTAGAAGCTTTATCAAGTTAGGTCGTCATTTTTCCCACCTAACTACCGTTTCGATTTATCTGACTTGATCTGCTTGATTTAAGACTTATGATCTTTTAGAACTATCTCAACTGTTAAAACCATTTTATAGGCATATTGATGAAATGTCAACAGCTTTTTTCAACTTTTTTTTGTTGTATTTTTACAACACTATCCCTGTAATAAACCTCTAGTTTCGGTATTTTCAAAGATCCTGTTGCCTTGATTATCAAATTTCATTTTAATTAAATTATCCAATTCTCTTTGTGCCTCAGCTACACCAGCTCTTGATGTAGAAATTGTGTTATAAAGCTCTGAAATTCTCTGGTCTGCCTGTTCTTTTGTCATCATACTCCTATTTCCTCCTTTTCCCTTTTAAAGTTTCGATATGTGGACTTATCATGATGTTTTACCCTCTCATGTTTTAAACCTTTTGATTTTTTAGTAAGTTTAGTTTTTTTAGTTTTAATTACTTGTTGACTTATCTGTTGCATTTTTACCTCTCTAAGATATGATCTATAACTCCATAATTAATTGCCTGTTGAGGCGTTAAATAGAAATCGCTAGGCACAAGAAATTTACTTTTTATCAAAGCTTTATCTACTCCTGCGTTTTCTAGAATTTTAAATGTTCTTTCTTTTAGACTTTCATTTTCTATTGCCCATGATTTTATATCATGATATTTTGCATTAACCTCATTTGAAAATTCATGACACATGAGAGATGTAAACGAGCCGCAATATCTAAGACCTTTTGTGCCTGATATGGTAATATAAAAAGCCGCCGAGCAAGCTGAACTGATGGCTATGGTTTTAATTGAGTGTGGTGATGTATTCATCATATTAATCACACCAAAAGAATCCACTAAACTACCACCATCTGAGCTGATGTATATTGATAATTCTTTTTTTGTTTTTGTGTTTGTATTGTGATAAATTAACCAACGTATTAGTTGATTGGCTGAATCAGCCGTTATATCTCCATTTAGAAAATATATATTTCTTGCGAGTAATTGTTTCTCAATGTCATCACTATCTTTTGCCATTTTTATGCCAATTATATGCTGTTCTTATTATTTCAATAATACCATAATCTGGACGATAATTCAATATTTTTCGTGCTTTACTAATATCTGCAACCAAACTTGATGGATCACCTTTTCTTTTTTCACCTATTGTATATTTTACATCAAGTGAACAATAATCTTTAATTAATTCTATAACTTCTATTATAGAGTATCCGTGACCAAACCCTAAATTAAAAGTGTCGGACTTACCACCTTTTTTAAGGTAATCTCTAGCGTTTAGATGAGCCTTTGCTATGTCTGTTACATGAACGTAATCACGAACACAGGTACCATCATTAGTATTATAAGTATCTCCGTTTATCACAAAGTTATTTATTTTCTCAAAAACCAATGGTATTAGATGAGTTTCTGGATCATGGCACTCACCCATCTCACCATCTGGATCGGCACCAGCAAGATTGAAAAAGCGAAATATTACATGATTTAATCCAGAATCACGAATAATACTTTCAGCCGCTATCTTAGTATTTGCATATGGATTATTGAATGCTATTTCATCAGTTTCTTTTAGAGGTCTGTCTTTTGCCTTATAAACACCAGCACTTGATGAATAAATTATATTTTTTACATCAAAAATTTTCATAAATTTAATTAGTTGCGTGGTACCGTAAACATTATCTTCCCAAAATTCTATGAGTCTTTCATATGATTCACTAATCTCTATTCGACCAGCTAAATGAAAAACAGTATCAATACCAGATTGTAAAATTGGTATCAACTCTCTTGGTGAAGAACTGAGGTCTTGAATAACTTTTTTGTGATAGTATTTACAGTTTGTTTCTCTCTTATCTAAACATATAACATAATGACCAGCTTTATTTAATTCTTTTGCTATATGATTACCTAGATAACCTGCACCACCAGTAACTAAAAATCTCATGCGTCCCTAAGTGAAGTAATTGGATTTTTGAT